GATAGTTGTTGGATTTATTGATAAAGGAACAGAAGATACTTATATGCATCCATATACTGTCCCACCAATCAATGAAGATACTCAAGAATATCTTTTCCCTGATTACATACAAAAAGGTAAAGAGTTAGGTGAGTTACAAGATATAAGAGAAAATGAACATTTTGACAAAATTATATTCTTAGGAAAAAGAACTCAACCATATATTCACATAAGAAATAAAGAAACAGGAGACATAATGAATTTGTATTTACGAAGATTGCGTAAGAAAGGAGATAAAACTCACGCAGGATACACTTGCATCATGTTGACAGATAATGGACTAGAAACTTATGAAACTGCTGATAAAACAGGTTGGATGTCTACAAATTCTATAAACTTTAAACAGGGAGAGAAAGTAAGAAAAAGGATGAGAAGTTTCAAGTTTGATAGACGTTTAATGGATAATCTTATTGATGTTTGTAGAAAAGCTCATTTCAATGTCGGTTACAAAATTGATTGGATACATAGAAACTACTATGCTAGAAAACTCAGCAGAGAATTACAGAGGATCTACAAATGAGAAAAAAACCTAAACAATACTTAGTAAATGATCCCTTACTAAAAATACATTTTAAAATTATCAATGGCAGACGTCATTGGATTACACCTCCTCCTACCACATACGAAAAATGAGCGACTCAAAAAAACTAAGAAAATTAAAAGAAATAAGACGTAAAAATCTTGAAAAGAATCTTTTAGATATAGAACTTAAGGGCTATGACCATTACATTTTTATTAATGAAAGGAATAAAGCTCAAGTTGTTTCAAAACAAGGAGGATGGATAACAGAACATATCAGAACTGCAATACTTAAATTTAATTACGAGATTGATAAGATTGAAAAATTACAAGTAAAAGATTTTACTAATATGGAAATTAACGAATACGAAAAAACTTTGCAATAGGATTTCTTGGTTTTTGCTTTCTCATCTCAAAAACAACACGATTAGCTTCTAGTTCTATAAGTCTATTCAATAATGAAGCCATAAAAATATCTTGGTCAAACTTTTTCCTGACCATATGTGTGCAGTATCTTTTTATATTATCTAGATTATTACTTTTCATTATTTCTCTACATTGCATTTCGATTTCTAGTTCCAACTCTGGAGGTGCTGGTTCTATATCAATGTTGAGGAATTTAGTAATTTTCATTTCATTGGAAAAAGTTGTTTTTCTAAAAGTTCAACTGCTCTATCATCTAAAGTATTTGTTGTTTGTTTAGCTATTGTTTTCAATAAATCTACTATCAATCTCTTAACAGCAGTCGTAGTTAAGAAGGTAAGTAAGATCGGTTTAAGAATCTTATACATGAGATAAATGTGTGTTACTTTCCAAACATAGCTAACTTGCTAATATAAGACAAGAAAGGTTAACGCTATGGCTGATGAAAAGAACAAAAATGTTCTACAAAAATTAAAAGACGGACTTGATGATAAAGAAGAACAATTAGCAATTATTAGTCTGTTTGTCAGATTAGGTGTTGTTGTTTGGAGTGGTTTCATAGTTAGTCTTAACTATATTGAACTACCAGGATATAGCAACGAACCTAAAGACATTACGTTCCCTGCAAGTCTGCTGACGGCTGCGATTTCTACATTCGGTATTGAAGCCTCTAGAAAAAATGGTAGTAAGAAAGACGATAAGGTTGCAATGGAAGATGGTATGGTTCAGACTATAAGGGTAGTAACACCTATTAAAATAGAAGGTGCTGAAGTAATCGACCCTAAATCTAAAAAATGAAAAAGCTACTTCCATTATTATTACTGGCATCTAGTCCTGTACTTGCCGACATAAAACAGGAATTTGTAACCTCTGCACAAATATCCATAGACTCGCCTTATGTAATTACAAATGCAGCCCCATCGAGCTATAGCATAAGCGGAAATAATATCACCACATCTACAGGAACAGGAGATAGTGTGGTTACAAATGGAATAGGTGGTTTAAATCTTGGCAGCTTAAGTAATGGAGTACCAGCTTTAGTTAATACAAATAAATCGGTTACAACTGCTGGTTCAGCATTCTCACTATCAGAAAGTTATCAAGCTGGTGACGTAACACAATCAGCAATCACTCCTTCTAGCGGTATCGCAAGTCTTCCTGTGCTTGGTGGCCAGACTACTGTTATTTCAGGAGGAACAGCAGGAAACTTAGCTTTAACATCAGTTTCATCAGGAATTCATACTTGTACAGCAGGAGGCAGCGGAACAAGTTGTATTGGCTCTACTACTGTTCGTATTACGATTGACTAGACTTTGGCTGTTAGTTTTATTAGCATTACCTTTAAGGACATTAGCAGTCCCCGTAGTGCCTCAGTTCCGTTCTGGAAGTTCTCAAACTTCAAGCACATCAGAATCTGTAGTGAATGAGGTAATAACTAGCCATCAGTATCGAACAGGCTATTCTTATTCCGCATCAGGACACAACATTGAATCATCAGATCTTAATGGATACATCAACCCTACAGCTACAACTCTTACAGAACAAACTGTTGGAGGGGTAAGTTTCAGTTGGACTTCACCAAACTTAGAGGCAGTTCCAAGATGGAAAGTAGTAACTCCAGGTTCAGCCTTTTCTCTTCAAGAAACTCTAATAACACCAGGATTAGACACAGTAACCACAATAACAAGAACAATAAACACAACCACCACAACAGAAACTACAACTACCTTTGGACAATAGCTTTACTTCTCTGTCCTACAAAGGTTTACGCTAATACAACCGTGGCCTCTCCCAGTTCCAATGCACAGGGGGTTGTTAACAATAATGCCACCATGATTACACCATCTTCAATGCCACAGTTTAGAATGAGTCAGGGTATTGTTTGCTCCTCCCCATCGCTTACAATTACCCCGTATTTAACAGATGCTTGGTCATTTAACAGACCAATAGAACAAGTCACTAGGCAAAACATATATGACGAAAATACTGGCGAGATAAAATATGTTCAAGAAACCCCTAGATTTGAAAAGGATAATTATAATCTCAATTATGGAATCAGTATGCAGTTTAATATCCCATTAGGCAAGTCTCCTGCACTTTGCCATGAAGCAACAGAAGTAAATATAGAAGCTCAGAGATTATTGATAAAGAAAACTAAAATGGAGATCAGTTTATATCGTTTAGAGATGTGCTCAAAAATGGCAAAAGAGGGAGTTTACTTCAAGCCTAATACTCCTAGTGCTGTTACCTGTGAAGATATTGTTGTCAATATTCCACCAAATCAAGTTATCCCACATACTCACAAATTAGAGTAGACAAGTCACGGGTA